CAAAGCGCTTCAAGGCTCTCATGAAGGTCAGATTGAAGGCAAAGCGTATCGTGGGACTGACGGGAACGCCGACCGGAAACGGACTCATGGATCTGTATGCGGAGTTCCGTCTGCTGGATATGGGACACCGCCTTGGACGTTTTATCGGGCAGTACCGCAACACCTACTTCAAGCCCGATAAGCGGAACGGCATGATCGTGTACAGCTATAAGCCGCTTCCCGGTGCAGAGGATGCAATCTATGAAAAGATATCCGACATTACCGTTTCCATGAGAGCGACCGATCACCTGAAAATGCCGAAACTGGTTATGAGCGAATACACAGTGAAGCTGTCCGATGCGGAGCGTGAGAAATATGACGACCTGCGGGAAGAACTGGTATTGTCATTGCCGAATGGTGAGGTCACTGCCGCGAACGCCGCAAGCCTCAGTAACAAGCTGTCGCAGATGGCGAACGGCGCAATCTACAATGACTCCGCCGAGGTTATTCCGATACACAATCGGAAGCTGGATACCCTTGAAGATATTATCGAAAGCATGAACGGCAGACCGCTGCTGATCGCATACTGGTTCCGGCATGACCTCGACCGCATCAAGGAACGGCTGCATCAGTTGCATATCCCGTTCAGCACTCTGGATAAGCCCGACAGCATCCGCCGCTGGAATAATGGTGAGCTGTCCGTCGCCCTGATACATCCTGCCTCCGCCGGACATGGGCTGAATCTGCAAAGCGGCGGCAGCACTCTTGTGTGGTTCGGGCTGACGTGGAGTCTGGAACTGTACCAGCAGACAAACGCCCGACTGTGGAGGCAGGGACAGCAATCGTCAACCGTGGTGATACAGCATATTATCACGAAAGGCACTGTTGATGAACGCATCCTGCGAGCGTTGCAGGATAAGGACAAAACACAGACCGCCCTGATGGATGCCGTCAAAGCGGAACTGGAGGGATGCTATGGGATATGAGCTGCTTGCCGCTGCTGTAATAGAAAAAGCCCTGCAGGATTACAAAGCCGGCCTCATGACGAAAAACAGAGACGGCATCAATGAAGCAGAGCGTTTTCTGCGGTCGCAGTGGTTTGAATTATTAGCTAATGACCTGAACGGCGAAACGCTGATCACAACAATGAAGGAGGCATTTGCATGAGTTATTATGAGGCACTTGCTGATAATATCCGGATAAGCAAGAAAAATGGCTTCTCGATTTACTACCCGCCGTGTCACATATGTGGAGCTTCCGTAGAAAGCTGGAATTATGTATCTGGGCTTCAATATACTTGCACAGCGTGTCGAGAAATGCTTATTGATAGTCATAATCAGACATCCAACAAACAGCAGGACTGTTTGAATCGTGCGATTAAAAGAATATCGAAAATTACAGATATCTCAAAATATAGACACGGAATTCAGTGGGTTCAGGACAATATCGGAAAAAGCGGTTGGTTTCAAAGTACAGAAGAGGTAATGGTAACTTTGGAACTTATCAGGAGAAAGGTCAAAGCGCATCATCAGGTCAAGGTGTATAACTATGTCGTGGATTTTGTTCTTCCCGAAATGAAAGTGATACTTGAAATTGATGGAAAATTATATCATGGAAAAGAGAAAAAACAATACGAGACAATTCGCGATGAACTTATTTGCGAGAAGTTCGGTGAGGAATGGGAGTTGATACGTATTGATACAGAGAATATCAATACAAATGTGACTCGTTTATTGTCGGCAATAAATGCCGTATTGAGAAGAAGAAAGCGTAACAAGGAGGGCAATGACCATGACGGTAACAGAATATCTGGAACAGATTAAAACAGCACGGCAGGAAGTGGAATACTGTCGGCGTAAGATAGACGAGTTGCATGATATGGCGATGCGCATATCCGGCTGCAGCTTTGAAGAACATAACAGTCCCAATCGTCAAACTGAGGCACGTTTTGTGAAGTACCTCGATGAAATTGAGGAAATGAAGACTGAGTTGGAGCAGAAGTGGGAAAAACACATGGCACTCGAGTTGGAGATTACTCATACGCTGATGTCACTGCCCGATCCGCAGGAACGTCAAGTGCTGGAATTGATTTTTCTACATGGCCTTACCACACAGGAAACGGCAAAGCAAATGCTTTTGAGTACTGCGACCGTTAAGCGCAGAAAGGCAGACGCACTACTCGAACTTGAAAAAATGCTTCATGATGAGCCGCAATGACCCCCTTTGAATACTTGCAGAGCCACCCAATATGTGTTATAATAGAAGAGTAAAAGAATGCAAAGAGCCGTTGTGGGTATCCGCAGCGGCTTTTCTTATGCCCGAAGGAGGTGTCGGCGATGCCGAGGAAGGCACTGAAACCGTGTAAGCACCCCGGCTGTCCGAGACTGACCGAGGGTGCGTACTGCGACGAACACAAGCCCCTGCACCCTGACCGACCGTCAGCCGCCAAGCGTGGCTACGGCAGCAAGTGGCAGCGTGTCAGCAAAGCGTACCTGCGGAAGCATCCGCTGTGCGTGAAGTGTCTGGCGCAGGGTAAGTTTGTGACAGCAACCGTAGTGGATCATATTGTACCACATCGTAGCGATCACTACCTGATGTGGAGCGACACGAACTGGCAGGCGTTATGCAAGCCCTGTCACGATAAGAAGACCGGAACCGAGGACAGTAGACCAGAATACTCCTACTAATTTCAAGTTTCTCCTAAAATGATATGCTTTTTAGGAGAATGGGGAGGGCTGGGGGCTGCCCGGTGGGGGTAGTCACTTCTCTACGGTGAAGTCACAGAAAGACCGGCGCCCCCTCTCACGCGCAAAAAGTCCGGTTCAAACGACCTATTAACCCCTCGAATATTTTACAAGCCGAAATCCGCGTGATTCCGGCATTTTTTATAGGCAGGTGATGATATGGCAAAGGACGGTACAAACCGTGGCGGACGCAGAGTCCGCGCAGGCGACAAGCCGAAGCCCCTCGCCGAGAAAATTGCCGCAGGAGAGGATGCCGACATCATCGAATTCACCCCGACCGCGCTGGAAGGTGCTGACCTTGATGATGCCGCAGACCTTGTCGGTGAGGATATGCCCTCGCCGAGTGAATACCTCTCGGCACGGCAGAAGGACGGTAAGCCCCTCGGCGCTGATGAAATTTATAAGGAAACATGGATATGGCTGAAGAATCGCGGCTGCGAAAAGCTGGTGAACAAGCGTCTGCTCGAAAGCTACTCGCTGGCGTTCGCTCGTTTTATCCAGTGTGAGGAAGCCCTCTCGACCTATGGTCTGCTCGGTAAGCACCCGACGACCGGAGGCGTGGTGGCATCGCCGTTCGCATCCCTCAGTCAGTCCTACCAGAAACAGGCGAACGTCCTCTGGTATGAGATTTTCGACATCGTGAAGCAGAACTGCACGACCAAGTTCGACGGCTCTCCGCAGGACGACCTGATGGAGCAGCTTCTCCGCAGCAGAAAGTGAGGAAGGTATGAAAGCAAATGCAGATGCAATCTTCTGGCTTGACCTGAAAGCAAGCCGCCCGTATATGACGAAGCAGCAGTACCGCACCATCAAGGGACAGGCGGTCAAGGGGCAGGTCAATGATGCCCGCAAGGGACTCCAGAAGGTTCTGATGAGGAGGAACACCCGATGAAAACAACAACAGATTTTCAGCTTGTCGCCACCGACAAGCTCATCCCCTATGTGAATAACGCCCGCACCCATTCGCCGGAGCAGATCAAGAAGCTCCGTTCCTCGCTGCGTGAGTTCGGCTTCGTCAATCCGGTCATCATCGACCGGGAGTACAATGTCATCGCAGGTCACGGTCGCCTGATGGCGGCGAAGGAGGAAGGCATCACGGAAGTGCCGTGTGTCTATGTTGATCACCTGACCGAGGCACAGAAGAAAGCCTACATCCTTGCCGATAACCGCATGGCAATGGACGCAGGCTGGGACGAGGAACTGCTCGCCGTGGAGATGCAGGAGCTGCAAGACCTCGGCTACGACCTCTCCATGACCGGCTTCGACGAAAAGGAGCTGGCTGACCTGTTCTCCGACGGCACGGACTCCGATGCGAAGGACGATGATTTCGACCTGACGGCGGCGCTTGAGAAGGCTTCCTTCGTGGAGCGTGGTGATGTGTGGACGGTCGGCAGGCATCGCCTCATGTGCGGTGATGCGACCAGCCCAGAAGATGTAAATACACTCATGGGCGATGTCAAGGCAAATCTGATCCTGACCGATCCGCCCTACGGTGTGTCTTTCAAGAGCGCCAGCGGTCTGACCATCCAGAACGACAGCATGAAGAACGAGGAGTTCTACAACTTCCTGCTCTCCGCTTTCAAGTGTATGGCAGACCACCTCGAAAAGGGCGGTGCGGCTTATGTGTTCCACGCAGATACCGAAGGTCTGAACTTCCGCCGTGCGTTCATCGATGCGGGTTTCCACCTTGCAGGCTGCTGCATCTGGGTGAAGGACAGTCTGGTGCTGGGACGCTCAGACTATCAGTGGCAGCACGAGCCGGTGCTGTATGGCTTCATGCAGAACGGCAAGCACAAGTGGTATTCCGACCGCAAGCAGACGACCATCTGGAATTTCGATAAGCCGAAGCGGAACGCCAACCATCCGACCTCCAAGCCCCTCGACCTGCTCGGTTATCCAATCGGCAACTCCACGCAGGAGAACGGCGTGGTCATCGACACCTTCGGCGGCAGCGGCTCGACGCTCATGGCGTGTGAGCAGATGAACCGCATCTGCTGCATGATGGAGCTTGATGAAAAATACGCCTCCGTCATTCTCCGCCGCTATGTTGAAGACACCGGGAATGCCGAAGGCGTGTATGTGATTCGTAACGGACAGCAGATTCCTTATTCCGATCTGGTCAAAGAGGTCGAGACGAAGGAAGGCTGATGGTGTATTATTCGCGTAAATCAGAATTTATAAGACTTTTGTGCGGAAATAATCCTGTTCATCTTCACCAATAATTTCAAAACCGAGCTTTTCGTATAGTCTTGCCGCTGCGGTATTTGATTTTCGATGTCCGAGATTGATTTTTGTAACATTATAGTTTTTCTGCAAAATATCAATTGCAATAGCCATTGCTTTTTCAGCATAATGATTACCTTGATAATTTATATCAATCATTAACGGATTGATAAACCCCGATACACCGTCCTCATCATAGCCAAGACCAATTAACCCGATAATTGTTTCATCAAGCATTATAGCATAGAGATCAGTGTGTTCTTCATATCTGCTTATTCCTATCCAATAAATATTTGATATGGGGAAGAATTCTTTTTGTTTTTCTGAAACAGATAGATTTGACGTTTCAAGCCAATTGTCATTATCAAGTTCTTTTAATTGAATTAACATATAACACTCCAAATTCCGATTTCTATTACTATGATTATACAGTGCATCCGCCAATATGTCAATATCTGGAGGCACTGTAATATGCACAAAAATCGGAAAAACCGTCCTGCACATATTCTCCGTTTTACAGTCTTGCTATCTGTGCGATTCAGAGTTAATATCTAAACAGTCCACTGGACTGTTTACTACACTCAAAACCGCAGCAAGCGGTGAAAAACAGGAGGTCACATCATGAATATCAGATTCAATATTGAAAAGAGCCAGCGCAAGGCACTGGCACAGAAGATCGGTGAGCTGACCGGCAGCGAGGTGAAGTACCTCGGCGTTCCGAGCTGCGGATACCAGATCGGAGCATACACCCTCGACAAGGAAGCGGTGCTGCACGGCGATGAGCTTCCGGACGACATCCGGAGTGAATTGCAGAAGGCAGGCTACACCGCAGAGGACGAGCCGGAAGCCATGACGATTTCGATGCCGAGGGATTTCTTCACGGAGCAGTCGATGAACAATCTGCTCCAGCTCATCGCCAACAAGGAAACGCTCCTGAAGCACGCACTGAATACGGAGAGCCTTGCGGTCAACGAGTGTGAGGAAACGGTCGAGTTCCCGTGGTTCACGGTCGAGAAGGACGGCGATGGCGATGCCTATGCCCGCTTCATTACCGCCCTCTGCGAGTTCACAAAGAACCTCAAGCGCGTGGTCAACAAGCCGGATACCAGCGACAATGAGAAGTACGCATTCCGCTGCTTCCTCCTGCGCCTCGGCATGATCGGCGAAGAGTACAAGCCGGTGCGCAAGGTTCTGCTCCGCCGCCTGATCGGAAGCTCCGCCTTCCGCCACGGCAAGCCCGAAGGAGGCGCCGACGATGCGGTTTCCGAATGACGCTGAACTGAAAGCCCTGCGGGAGCGTTATCCCGCAGGCACCCGCATCCGCCTGATTCGCATGGCGGATGACATCGCGCCAGTGCCGCCCGGTACGACCGGCTCGGTTGCGATCATCGACGACGCGGGCAATATCCACATGAAGTGGGACAACGGCAGAAGCCTTGCGCTGATTGAAGGCGCAGATGAGTTCGAGGTCATCTCCGGCGGCTGATTTTACAGCCTCCGGGGGCTGCCGGAAATGTGACGACCTATTCCATCGTACCCCATATTACCACACAATTGCAAGTAAGTCAAGGGTGTATACTACACAATCATCAAGGCTGTATTTTCCTCAATATTCTGTGGTTTTAGCGGCTTGATATATCCTCGGTTTAGAGTTAATATGTGACTACCGAAAGGGAAAACACACCAAAAACCAAACAGGAGGATACCACCATGAACGCAAAGACACAGGCACAGATCAACAGAATGAAGGAGCAGTCGATCGGGGTTGAGGTTGAGATGAACAACATCACCCGCAAGGCTGCCGCAAAGCTCGCCGCCGAGTTCTTCGGCACAAACCGCAGCGAGTACACCGCCCACCGCAACGGCTACGAAACCTACAGCGCTTGGGACGCACAGGGACGCGAGTGGAAATTCCAGCGCGACTGCAGCATCAGCGGACCGGACAGCGAAAAGTGCGAACTGGTTACACCGATCCTGCACTACGAGGACATCGAAACCCTGCAGGAGCTGATCCGCCGCCTCCGCAAGGCGGGCGCAAAGAGCGACTACACCAGAGGCTGCGGAGTTCACATTCACATCGGCGCAGCGGGACACACACCGCAGAGCCTAAGAAACCTCGCAAACCTGATGGCAAGCCACGAAACGCTGATCGCCGAAGCAATCAAGGTTGACAGCAGCCGCATGAACCGCTACTGCAGAACGGTAAACCCGAATTTCCTGCAGCAGCTCAACAAGAAGAAGCCCACCACGATGGCGCAGCTTGCAGACATCTGGTACGGCGCACAGGGATGCGACTACGGCAGAACCCACCACTACAACGACAGCCGCTACCATATGTTGAACCTCCACGCCACCTTCACAAAAGGCACGATTGAATTCCGCCTTTTCCAGTTCGACAAGCCCGCAGGCGGCAAGCAGAACGGGCTTCACGCAGGCAAGCTCAAGAGCTACATTCAGCTTTGCCTTGCGATGAGCCAGATGGCAAAAGACCTGCGCAGCGCAAGCCCGAAGGAACAGCAGAAGGAAAACAAAAAGTTCGCGATGCGGACTTGGCTGATGAGAATGGGCTTCATTGGCGACGAGTTCGCCACCGCAAGAGAAACCCTGACGCAGAACCTTTCCGGCGACAACGCCTTCCGCTTCGGCAGACCTTAACCGGTCTGCCGCCACGGGCAAGGGCGGCGAAACAGCCGCCCACAGCGCCCCGTGTGGGGCGGGAGTGGTATCCTCCGAGTAACTGCCCCTTTCGGTAAAAAGCCCTGTACGGGGCGCACACGGCGCAAACAGCGGCAAGGCATATTCTACACAACCGCAAGCCCGGAAATCCACATATCTTTTGTAGTTTTACCGGCTTGATATAGAGCCGGAAAAGAGTTAATATGTGTGTACCGGAACGAAAACGGAATCCAAGACAAAAGGAGAAAAGCAATGAAAAGATACTACCTCGCATACGGTTCAAACCTGAACATCCGCCAGATGCGGTACCGCTGCCCGTCAGCCAAGCCCATCGGCATCACGGCGATTCCCGACTATGAGCTGCTCTACAAGGGCAGCGGCACGGGAGCCTACCTCACCATCGAACCGAAGAAGGACGGACTGGTACCGATTGCGGTCTGGGAGGTCACGGAAGCGGACGAGAAGCGGCTGGACGCCTACGAGGGCTGCCCGACCTTCTACTACAAGAAGGAGCTGCGGCTGCCGGTGAAACTGAGAAACGGTAAGACCAAGAAGGTGGACGCCTTCATCTACATCATGCACGAGGAGCGCAGGCACGGGATTCCTTCGCTGACATACATCCGCACCTGCGAGGAAGGCTACCGGAACTTCGGCTTCGACACCAAGTTCCTTGATGCCGCCTACGAGATCAGCGCAAAGGAGGTACAGCGATGAAAGACCGCAACAAAGAGCCGCACATCTGCCCGAAATGCGGGCAGACGTACACCGCCCGACCAGCACTTTCCCGCGTGGATAACAGCCCGATCTGCCCCGACTGCGGAACGCGTGAGGCGCTTGAAAGCATCGGCGTCGGACGCGAGGAACAGGACAAGATTCTCGGCATCATCCACGAGAAGTACGAAGGCGAAGAATAAGGCGCACAGAGCCGCCACGTTGCAACGTGTGGCGCGGGACGGGTATCCTTGAAACGGTATCCCTTTCGGTAACCCGCCCCACACAGCGCACGTGTGCGGCTCTCTTGCAATGTACAATTCAGCGCTGAAATGCAGGCAATGTTTGTCACATTTATTTTGCCGATAATGCTTGATATATCCTCGGTTCAGAGTTAATATGTCACTACCGCAAGAGAAGCGGAATAAACACAAAGGAGAATTCACATGAACATTTTAGTTGTTGAACCGGGCAAGCGCCCAGATGCAAAGGAGATCAGCGGAGAGCTTGAAAGCCTGCAGCAGACGGTCGGCGGATACATTCAGGCGATTTACCCCTTTGATGATCCGGTCGCTTTGGTATGCGAGGAGGAAGCACTCTACCATCCGGAACAGAAGTGGAATCGCCCGATCAAAGGCTATGGCGTCATCAAGGGGACGTTCTTCCTTTGCGGCTTGGGCGAGGATGACTTCACCGACCTGCCGCAGGAGCTGACCGAAAAGTACACGGAGTTCTTCCGGCAGGCATACGATTTCGTGCTGGTTGGCAACATCCTGATGCCGATTCCTCTCGGCGAATAAGGATCACAGCGGCGGGTGTATTATACACAACACCCGCCGCACATTTTCCCCGAATCTTCTGTAGTTTTAGCGGCTTGCTATATTCGCCGTTTAGAGTTAATATGGGCACAACGGAAGGGCAAAGCCCACCGAAAACTACGAAAAACGGAGGAAACGAATATGTGGCACGAAGGTACGATTGGAGTTCCGAAGGGCGACGGCAAGTACTCGGTCGTTCATTACTGGGTGAAAGCCTACGACGCAGGCAGCCAGTACGGGATCGACGGAGGCAGGATCAGCAAGGCAACGCTGAAGATCAGCGGCGAGGTTGTTTACAACTACGACCGGGGGCTGGATGTTCCGCCGCAGAACGAGGCAGCGGAAATGGCGCTGGCGATCCTGATGCACGAATACAACTAAAAACACGAAGGCGGCTACCGGAGGGCAGCCGCCTTTCTCATGGAGGTGAGGCACTTGCGAAAGCTGAAAGATTATACACCG